AAACAATAAATGCGCCACTCGAAACCATGTTTACACTTAATTTTTTATAATGCGATGTAACAAGATGAATAAATACAATAGCTAAAAACAAAACAAAAGAACTGTATGCATATCCTTCAAAATATTTCTGTTTGGTCGCATTAGAATTCAGGAAAAAGGAGGCGATAATTCCCGTAGGTAGTCCCCCAACAATAGGGGCTAATTCTGGTCCCATTATATTAGACGCGACTTTAGATCCAGCAATGACGCCTCCGCCGATTAAGAATGATTTCACTATATCCATTATAGACTATAATGAGAAGAATTATTTATTTTAGTAGTTTTCTTTTTTTAGTAAAATCTTGAATGCATAATTTTATATTTTTACTTATAAGTTTATAATCAGTTGATGCCAAATTGGCTAAACTAATTCTCAAATACCATTTTGGCGCACCAAATCCTATACCTGGTAATAATACGGTTTTGTATTTTTTAGCTAAATGAAATAAAAAGTGTAAATAATTAGTTTTTTCTAGTTTTGTCCTAGCTTCTTTCCCATATAAATTTTCAGTAATCTCTGGAATATTTAACAAATTATAGTAATTTGTCGATCTGGCAGTAATTACTACTGGTGTATTTAATTCAGAATACAATAATTGCATTCTATATTTCAATAAGCTAAGTATTTCATTTTGATACACTCTTTTTTTATCATTCATATCGTAAAATAACAACATTCCTATAATTGCTTGTTGTGGTGTGGATAATCCGCCAACGTGAGCTTCTGCAACCTGTCTACTGTCACTTACTAATCTTTCCATAAATGTTAATTTACTGGGCGTGACTGATGATGTAGCATATCTTACCTTGAGTTGTTTTTTAATGTTCTTCGGTAAATTTTTTAATAATGTGTTAAATCTATTTTCTTTACGAACCATGCAAACGCCTAACCGCCACCCCGTTGTGCCGAAATATTTCGAAAGTGAATAAACTTCAATAGTATTTTGAGGGCAGGAATAAGCCAGTGAATTATATTCTTTCACGAAAGGTGCATATACGTTATCAGAAAGAATAACTAAATCCTTTCTGACGGTATTTACAATCTCTCCAATCTTTTTAATATTTCTAAGCGGTAATGAAAATGCACCAGGGTTTGCCGGATTTACCATAAATAATCCTTTGATCTTTTTATCTTTTAATTTTTCAATCTCTTCGTCAGATAATGACCATTCGTTGTTTGGATCTCCTTGCATTTGTAAAATTTTAAGTTTGTATCGTTTTAATATAGGCATTTCAAGGTAAGGACTAAAAATGGGAGTTATTAATGCAATAGTGTCGCCATGTCTTAATAATCCATTAATATGCAAGGTGTTAAACACATAAAGAATTCCGGCAGCAGCTCCTTCTGTAGCAAAGTATTCGTAGTCATCTGGTTTTTCAGTTGTATTTTTATTGCCAAAAATAAGATTATGCATAAAATTTTTAACAACTAAATTCAAATGAGGTTGAATACGCGGAGGCGAAGGATAAAAACAACCAATCATTGATAAAACAACGTCATGCATTATACGATTGACATCTAATTTTTGTTTCTTAGCTTCTACGGCCAGATACTTTAAATATTCCCCAATAAATTTTTCTTCTTTTTTATTTGACATTTTTTTAAGATGTTTCATCATGCCAGTTTGAAAATTCATTTTAGTAGGTAATGGATAAACTTTTAAACCTACTATTTTATCTACGTTTGGTATAGGTTGTAGGTCTGACGACAATTGTAAGCAGGATGCTTGTAATTGAGTATAACATTGCCTTACAAAATTATTATAAAAATTTGGATTTCCTCTACCTGCATTTAAAAACATGGTAAAATCATCTAAGGGATTTTTGGTTTTAGCTAAATAAATTAAAGTATTTTTAAGCTCGAACGGCGATAATTTTTTAAACTGTGCAAGACTATATTTCAAAAATGCCTTTCTAGTTATTACTTGTTCGCCCACTTTTTCATATTCTTGAAAAGACGTAATCTTTTTAATACTTTTTTTTCTAGATATTTTGCTTTTCTTTGATCTTTTTTTTAATGTTTTTGCCATTCTTATACATAATGTTATGAAAATATTATGTATAAGTTAATTTCTTCTTGTCTTTCTTTTTGATCGCTTTTTTCCTTTACCTCGCGTTTTTCGTTTCTGTTTCTGTTTCTTTTTTTGTTTTGGTTCCATTAATTTTAATAGTTTATCATACAAACCTTCACTAATAACCTCTGGTTCTTTTTTAATTATATCCAAAGCATTAGTTTTTGAACTAATGGATTGTTGTAATAAAAATAATCCAGCAGGTACTGCTAAAGATTCAATTCCACCTCCATTTTGATTTTTATATTGCACTAATGCAGGTATACCGCCTTCTAATAATTTATTGTTTATAGAATATCCTGCGGACATAACCTGACCACCTTGTTTATGATATATAAAATTTTCAGCGTCCATTGATATATATTAATTAACTATTTTTATATGATTTTGAAGTCCAATCAAAATTCTTATTTGCATTGTTCGATGATTCTGTATAATTTTTTCTTAAGTTATCTAATCGTGCATTATTGAATTCAAGTTTTCTATCCTCATGAGTTCTAACCATACTGGATGCTAAACTTGGTGTATCATAAAATATTTCTAAATCATAATAGGGTTTCAGATTACTGAAAACGGTTCCTAGAAAAGTTCCCATATGACCCAAATCTACTTCATTATCAAATAAAGTAGCCCCACTATTTCTACATAAATTTACTTGTTGTTCCCAAAAAGATTCTAGTTTTTGTTCACATTTTTTTTCGTACTCCCACCTAAATTCATTTTCTAAAATATCTCTTGTTTGAGGATAAACTAAAAAATCCTCCAGTTTAAAACATTCTTTTAATATTTGTCTGTCCCTAATAACCTCTTCATCGTCTTCTCCTTCATCATCATAAGCATAATCTTTAAAGTCGTTTGCTACTGTATTCATTCTTCGTTTGATAGGTGATATATTAAAGTAGCTATTTCATCTTTAAATTGTTTTTCATCTTCTATGACGTATCCCGATTCATTAATCAATACTTTTAACTTATAATAGAAATCGACTACGTATTCGCCGTGTGTTACGGTGTCTTTATTTGATTTCCAAAAATCGGGGTTATCAGATTTTACAGTAGATTCCCACCATCTTTGATATGACATAGTTTTTTTTGGGACAAGTAAATTTGGAAAATTTAAGGGATTTGATGTATATTGTACTTCTTTTGACATTTAATTAATTAGAAGTGCAATATTTAAATTATTTTGCATAAGTTCTTTTTACCTCTGGTACATATTTCACCTGTCTTTTTTGTCTAATATAGTCAACTAATAATTTGACCTGCTCCTCGTTATCTATACAATCGCTTAAACACTCTTTAATTAATTTAAAAGTCAAAGGGGAGGTGACCTTTACATTCTGAAATTTCAATGATCCATCAGATATTTCTACAACATTATGTGATAAATTATGATCTACAGCATGGGCTAAAATATTATTTGCTAAATTACTTTTTGTTTCTCTTAACCGTTTGATTTCAGTGTTATACTTCTTTAATTGGTTATCTATGGTAACCCATTGTCTGATTTGATCTTCAAATGACATTTATTTTATAATAACAAAATATATTTAACTTATTTGGATGATTTTACTTATATTACTTATATTATATATATTTTCAATTACATATAATATTTATTAATTACTTGCGTCTTTTAGATTTACCGCCTCTGCGTCTTTTAGATTTACCTCCTCTGCGTTTTTTAGATTTTCCACCACGTTTAACTCGTTTGCTTTGTGCACGCAAAGCTTCGTAAAGAACAATTGAAGGAAGGGCAGTTTTAAGGGCTCCAACAACTCCAGCCAATAAACTACCACCTCGTTTACTTTTAGTTCCAGCGCGACGGGTACGTCCCGATCCTCTTCGTCTTCGTGTTTTAGCCATTATACATTAAGCAAAGAAAAATTTAGAAATGGTTGGTAATTTAATGTCACTTTTATTATTACGCAACAATAATATAAATATTCCTAAAATTAACAAAAAACTAATTAATACGAATATCATGGAAAGAAAGATATATGGATATATTTCTTGCAATACCATGTCAATAATCGGCTCGAAAATCGCCTTGACTTCATCCTTGACGTCCTTTCTTTTTAAAATATTTACACATTCACTAATCACCGAATCTTTAAAGGATACTCCCATTAAAAATAATAGATATAATTTATTCTATAATGCGTACTAGTATAAACATATTTTTCTATTATTGATTATAATGAGCTCGCAAATATATGCTTTCGATAAAACAAATTTTCCTCTAGATGATATTGCTTTAGCTAATCCACAAGGATTGCAGGGGGGCGCTTTTTTCTCGAAATTAAGACTCCTGGGAAACAATATTACACTACAAACTCCAAGATGCAAAACTAAAAATGGAATTGTAAAAACTGAAAAGAAATTTTATTGCGATTTAATGTTTGAAAAAGATGATGATAATGTAATAGAATTTTTAGAAAGTCTTGAAGATAAGGTAAAAAATTTGATTTATGAAAAAAAAGATAAATGGTTTCATTCTGATATGGATATGGACACCATAGATTACCATTGGCAAAATATTTTAAGATCATATAAAGGTAGTAAAATACTACTGAGATGCTTTATAAAAAAACCTAAAAGTAGATTGAATTCTTCGCCTACAATACAAATTTATGACGAGGATGAATCATTGCTTAAAATGGATGATCTAACAAAAGATAAATCTATAATGGGACTTTTAGAAATTATTGGTTTAAAATTTACATCACAAAGTTTTTCATTGGAATTTAACTTAACTCAAGCCATGGTTTTAAAAGAGAAAGTATTTAGAAATAAATGTCTCATTAAAACGGCTAATACAAATAATCTAGAAAATCAGCCTCGAGAAAAAGTTGACGATGAAATTTCACTCAAAGATGAAGAGGAAGATCAGAGTGATGTGGGAGACCAGAGCGCCGAGGAGGTAGAAGAAAAGGAAACATCTGAGGAAACCCAAGATTCCACAGATGCTATTCACGTAGAACCTGAACCAGTAGTTCCTACACTTAAGCTTTCTGAACTTCAGAGTAAAAATATTAAACTTAATGTTGTTGATAATGATACTTCACAAATCAATGAAGATGATACAGTGGCAAACCAATTAACTTTAACAAATTTAGAAAATACAGAAACAAATGCAGAAAATACAGAATCGATTGTGGAAGATTTAGCGAAATCAGAGGGTAAAACTAAAGATAAAAACGAGGCGAATCTCAAAGGTGGTGATAAATTATTAGTGAATACAGAACCTTTAGAGAAAAACAGCGAATTAAATGAAATTAATTTAGTAATGCCTGAAGATAAAGATACCGTGCAATTAAAAAAGCCCAATGAAGTTTACATGGAAATTTATAAAGAAGTTAAGCGACGTGCAAAAGAAGCCAAAAAAAAAGCAATTGCTGCATATTTAGAAGCGAAAAGAATTAAATCTCTTTATTTGTTGGATGAGATTGAAAGTTCGGATGATGAAACAGATCTTTTAGAAATGGCCACAAATTAATATTTTGATCATTAATGATAAAAATTTTTTATATGCTAATTTTATAGAATGACGCTAGCCAAAACGTTGAAGAATTTATGTAGTAATCACATGGTTATTTTAACAGTTGTCGCCGCACTTGTTTTAATTTATTTTGTTAATAACTATTCGGCACAAAAAGGAATCATTCAATCCGGTATGAGTAATGGCCCTTTTGTTACTAATAATGTATTAGACGCTCGCAATGCTGCGAATGTACCTGAAACAAATCTTGTTAGTGGAAATGCTGCCTCTTGTTGTGCTGGAGGTAACCCAGCTCAAGCTGCCAATCCTTTAGGACAAAATTCCGGACCATCTGGAGTTTCGGGTGTTAGAACTGATATGCACGGTTTGCCTCCAAGCTGTACTAGACAGCCTGTTGTAGATCCTAAACAATTGTTACCAAGTGATGGTAATAATCAGTTTTCTAAGATGAATCCTATGGGCGCGGGTGATGTAGCAAATGTCAGTCTTCTTAAAGCCGGATATCACATTGGTATTAATACCGTGGGTCAGAGTTTAAGAAATGCCAATCTTCAGCTTCGTTCTGAACCTGCCAATCCTCAATTGAATGTTGGTCCTTGGAATGGTAGTACTATCGGACCCGACTTCAACAGACGTCCTATGGAAATTGGATGTGGTCCCAAATAAATAAATAATAAATCATATATTTTTAACATCATATATGATTTTATATACAGTATATAAGTATGGCAAAAAACATGAATATGTTAGGTTACGTTCTTATTATATTTGTTATTGGTGTAATGTTAAAAATATATTTTGAATCGGATGCATTTAATTTAAAATGCATTGTTTCGGATATAGATGGCAATAAATATTGCGTGAGAGAAAGGCCAAAACTAAAATTAGTAGCAAATCTTTTAGCTACGGTAACTGATAAATTAAAGCGTTTAGTTTTAATGGCAAAAAAAGAGTTCCCCGATAGAGAAAATGTTAAACGTTTAGTAAAAAATTTTAATCCCAGTAAGGTAAGCGAAACTTTACCAACATCTAAGTATACAGCATATTCCGAAGACAAGGGTAAAAAATTAGCATTTTGCACAACAACAACAAAAAAAGGCGATAACCTTATTGATGAAAATACCTTGACATTTGTAGGTATTCATGAATTGGGTCATGTTATGTCAAAAACGGTTGGTCATAACGATGAATTCTGGTCAAATTTTAAATTTTTATTAAAAATTGCTGTGAAAAATAAATTATACACCCCTATTGATTATAAAGAAAAACCTAAAGAATATTGTGGAATGGAGATTACAGATAACCCATATTATGATTTATAATATTATTATTATATAAATGCCTAGTCGTTCCCTTATAACTATGCTGATTGCAATTTTTTCCACTTTATTAATTGGCTCTATCTTATTTCAATATATGGCAAAACCATCGAAAATGCATCATCGATATCATAACGATGTAAATATTAAACAAATAACTTTACCTAAACCTCATTATCCTTCAAAAAGTTATCATAAAGGTTTAACAATATCTTCTGTTCCAACAGATCTTAATCTAATACATAAAAATATTGATGAACGATTAGAAAAACATCATCACTCACGAAATATTTCACAGCCACATCACGATAAAAAACCTACACGACCGTGGCTAAAGGAAACCGTTTCTAAAGAGAATGCTCATATGATGCCTAGTTATAAAATGCATAGCAGTCACTATTCCATCCCCCACAGTCACCACCACAGTCACCACCACAGTCGCCCAAAAAAAAAGATAGTATAGTTTGTTAATTATATATAGCTACAAAACTTTTTTGATCTCTATTTATTTTTACAGCAGGTATCAATAAATTAATATATTCATTATTTATTTTACACATTAAAAGACAATTCTCTTTTTTACTTGAAAAATACAATATTACATGGTTATTGATTGTTTTGTGGAAATCAAATATTTCTTTAATTATTCTTCTATCTGAGGTTGTTATACTAAGAATATTATTGTATTTATAATTTTTCCAAACATCTACAACAGATTTATACGCATCCACCTCCATTTTTAATCTATAGACAATATTACATCCTTGATTTAATATTTGTTTTATTTTTTGAAATTTTAATGCCATCATACATATTATTTAGATTTATAATACTATTTCCACATGTTATTCTCTGCATAATTGGGTAAAATATTATACATAAAATCTCCTGATTTTACCTTATTTTTATAAATAATTTGTCTATATGATATATTATTTTCATTACGCCATTGCGTCACACTCTCAGCTGAATAATTGCTTGGCAATTCTGGAAAAAAAGTATCGCAATCGAAATCTTCTAGAATCTCAGTAATATGTATTTCATTTATATCGAAAGTGTTAATTGTATATTTATATAATTTCTCTCCCCCAATTATCCATGTCTCATCAAAATTATTTTTATTTGAAAAGGCCAGCGCCTCTTGTAGAGACCTTTTAATTATGTAATTTTCATTATCATTACTCATAGTAGTAGATACTATTATATTTTTTCTATTAGGTAAAGGGTTGCTATTTAATGATTTCCATGTATTTTTACCCATAATAATACTATTATTGTTTTTACCTACCGTAAGTGCTTTGAAATGTTTTAAATCTGATGACAAATGCCACGGTAACATGTTATTTTTACCAATTCCTTTATTTTTACAATGTGCTACTATTAATTTTAACATAATTTATAATAAATATTATAGATTATATTTATATAGATGTCGATAATCAAAGTTAACCATTTAGAAGGGGTTGAAATAAAAAAGATATACGTGTTTAAAGGAAACCATACTATAGATGATAGCTGGAAAGATGAGAACAATGTTCCTATTTTTTCAGAAAAAGAAGAAATTAAAATTAAAACTAATTCCATTCCAGTTGAATTTATCGATCATTACCTACACGAAGATGACACTGTGTCAACAATCAAAAAGAAGATTTTACAATATACTAAGATGAGAATTTCATTAAAAGAACTATACATGTTTGGAGTGCATACTAAAAAAATAAACCCATCAGTTTTATATAACCAATTAACACAAGTCGAAACACTAGAATTGACACAAGAAAGATTGTGTCAATATTTATTGAACTTATTACCCGCAGGTTGTAATGATATCGAAGAGTCTAGTACTTGTGCCACGTTTATGGACGCAGATAAGGATGTATATGATTATGAAGAGTTTATAGCACTTAAAAACATAGAATGGGGTAGTGTTCAGAATATTACTATTCCCATTGGACAAAAAATAGCCTTAAGAAAACAATTCCCATATACAGTCAACCCATATAATTGTGTTGTAATGGATACTATTTTAAAAAATAATATAGATGGCAAAATTACAACGCAAAATTCCAATTTACTTTTTGAATATGGAAATTTATGTCAAAATAATATATTTATTTGTATAGCTGAAGAGGTATTAGAATATTCTAATAGCGTGCCTGATCTAACGCAAAAAAATTTTTTAGATATTTATTTCCCAAATCTAGTAATAAAAGAAAATATTGATACTTTGGAAAAATTAAGAGAAGAAAAAATAAGACTATACGATGATACTCAGCAACAAATTAATAAAGCATTTACAAAATACAATGAAAAAATAGATTTACTTTACAATATTTATTATGAGCGAAAGACACAATTAAATTATGCTGAAAATACACCGGGTATTTTAAGAATGGAATTTACAATGCATCCAAAATATTCGGTAAAGTTGCCTCTAGAAATACTGTTTAAGTTGATTCATAGTGACGAGAACATGCCTCTTATAAAATATAACCCTGGGAGAGAAAGAGAAAATATATACCGTTTATTTACTAATAATGTTATTGCAACAAATGGAAAAAATATACCTTATCTTTATACTAAAAATGGTAATAAAAAGGGTAAAATTATTAAAATCAGTCGAGTATTAGCAAAGCGAAAACGCGTTGGTTTTTATATTGAATTTCCATTTGAAAATAATTTATATGTTATCACATGTGAATTTGAATCTAATGGTAATATTAATATTTCTGTAAATCATAACTCGGCATTGAATCCTGAAAAAATAGAAGATGTTATTAAAATGGCTATAAATGAACCCATTCTTGAAAAAATTAAGACTTTTTTAGAGCAAAGTGGATATACATATATGCTATTTGATTCCTTTGCAGATGAAAATATTGAATTTAATGATATTACATTTATTTCATTAATCGAAATTACAAAGAATATCCACCTTAAAAATTATTTAGCTTGTTTATCCGGTGTATTTACTGTATTAGAAGGCGATTTGTCTGGTAAATCAGATGAAATTAAGTTAAAATACAAAAGAGTATCAAATTACAATCAAATGGACAGTATAGATTCTTTTATTAACGAAATGAGAAAAAATGATGAAGATGAAGATGTTATTATACGACAATTGATAGGAAATTTTAGTTTATCAGAAGAACAGGCGAAACAGAAATTTTCAGATTGGGCTTCGCAAGTAGCTACTGAAACGGATCTCTTTGAAAATAGAAGAATTACTATTCGAACAAATACAGGATTTCCGGTTTCCATAACGCGAAACAAAGCAAATTTTATGACTAAAATATCAATAAAGTCCATTGATGATATTGGATATCTTAGATTTGTATATATTTATATTGATACAATGTTGCGAATGATTATTGATAAAAAAAGTACTGATGTTAAAACTTCTTTGATTACAAAAGTTTGTAAAGGAAAAGAGATAAAGGATATTGTTGCCGAAGAAGATATTAGAGGAAAAGAAATAAAATTTAATGATCCTGAAAGGCAAGACGATTTTCTAGATATTTTTGGACTTGAACAGGATAATGATGATGGTGATGATGGTGATGAAGGAGAAATGTTTGATATGTCTGATGTGCAATTTGGCGACATTGACGATACAACACCTTCTCCTAATAAGGAGAAAGATGGTATAGATCTTGGGAATTTCGTTTTTTCTGACTCACCTATAAATGACGCCACGCCTTCGCCTGTACAACTCGAAGCCAAAAATACGCCTTCGCCTGTAGATAGTGATCTTAGTAATATATCTCCGCAAAGCGATTTAACAAGTGAAGCGGAGGTTAATTTGGAAGGAACTCGAATTAAGGGGAATTATAACATATTTATTGCCAAAAAAGAAGAATTGGAACCCACATTATTTTTAAAAAAGAAGTCGGGGCGATACAAAGCTTATTCAAAGTCGTGTCCATCTGAATACAGCAAGCAACCAGTAATGTTAACGGGAAAGGAAAAGAAATATATCGATGAACAGGATGCTAAATTTGGTACAAAATCATACGATGAACACATAACCTATGGTACAGGTGATAAGAAATATCACTATATTTGTCCTAGATATTGGTGTTTATATGATGAAAATGGAAAGTCAAGATCTATATCTTTTGAAGATATAAATGACGGTAAATGCGGTGGATGGGATGCTCTAATTCCACAGGGAGCTGATAAAGTTCCCCCAGGAAAACGCATTGTGGAATTTACTGATGATCGTTTTCACAAAAGTGGTGTTGAAACAGATAATGCTCTTGTATATAAACCTATGTTTCCTAGTTTCATGGGGACGGATAAACATCCAGATGGACTTTGTATTCCGTGCTGTTACGGAAAACCAACAACGTTGGGAAGGGGCGATTGGATAGAAAAACTTGATAAGAAAGGTAAAATTACTTATGAAAATACTAAAACAAAAGAAATCACCAGAAAAGTCCCAACAATAGAAATAGATACCATGTATCAGCCCGTGGGAGACGGAACTGATGGCAAAGGTCCTACATATTTAAAAGATGATAAAGGGTCTATAATAATGAGTTCGATTAAAGGTAAAAAAACCGTCAGAGAGAAACCTGCTCCATCGCGTAAAAAGATTTATACACAGTGTAATCAATCAGAGTCAAAAGAATTAGATACGGCTCCATCTATAAGTGTTGTTAGAAAAAAAACAGTAGGTAAATTTGACGAAGCTCCTTTATTGGAAGCGTGGCCTTTACGAATGGGGCAGTTGGGATATTTACCTTTGTCCGTTCAAAAATTTATGGGTTACAATTGTAAAAAAATATGCCAGCAAAGTGCGTCTGAGACCAGACTTAAAATGAATCAACCTTGTTTATTACATAAAGGTGTTCAAAAAAGCCCTAATCAATCATTTTTAGCTTGTATTGCAGATGTTTACAGGGATATGACAACATATGATGACTTATCTAAAAAACCAACAGCTAACTTAACAAAAAATCCTTTAATGACAATAAATGAAATAAAGGATATTATTATTGAAAAGGTTACATTTGATAAATTTTTAACCATTCAAAATGGCGATCTTGTAAATATATTCGGATCTGATGATCAAGTTGATTTTGCTCCGTACTTAAATAGTATATTATACAAATCTCTCCAAAAAAGCATGGATAACACAGAAATCGAAATGTATTTTACGATAGTGGTTAACGCTTTTATAAATTTTCAAGGTTTTATAAGAAGCGATGATGTTACTATAGATTATAAATATTTATGGGATATTGTGTGTACACCCGGACTTCTCTTTGATAAGGGTCTTAACATGGTAATTTTAAATAGCCCTGAGGATGATATTACCTCTAGAATAGAACTTATATGCCCTACGAATCAGTATTCAACAACGCCATATGACGTCAATAGGAAGATATTGATTCTGTATTCTAGAAATGGATTTTTTGAACCTATTTATCGGTATATACGAGTTAAAAAAGCAGTTTATGATGTTCGAAAATTATTTTACCTACCAGATATTGGAAAAACCATGTCTGAATTAGAGCCTATTTTACGTCATGTGATATGGAACAGTTTGACTAAAAAATGCAAACCTTTGCCTAGTCTACCAATAACGTATAATGAAGATAAAGGATTTCGAATAAATATTTCATCC